TATAGCCAGTTATTTACCTTTGGAGTAGATAGATTATCCACTAACAAGATATCATTAGAATAGATTTGATAAATCCGATTTAACTTAGATGATAATGGAAGGGTATCTGATTCGTCTCCGTAGATAATCTTAGTATCTGGATATAAGTAGAACTCTTGTCCTGTGTAGTCTTCAACTATCTTTCTTGCATATCGTTCAGCCATCTGAAGATCTGCGTATGTTTTATAGTTAGGATCACTTGGATCCGACCCAAAGTTCAATTCATCTATTTGCTCATTGATAGAAATATATGGAGTTACAACATTTACATAAGTTGTATGAGTTCCTATCTTTGATGGAGCTATGGTGTATTCCCAGACAAGTTTTAGTTTTCTGGGATACCCTGAATAAGAAAATGGAAGCACGACTTGATATGTGCCGACATCTGTTTCAACAGCTGTTCCAGTTAAGGTAAGTAATAAATTGGTAGAAGATATAACGTTGGCAGGGTTTTGAGTAATGTCATAAACCTTTGCGGTTACGTTGCCTGTAGGTGATGCTAATTCACCCTCCCAGTAGATCTTCGTTCTGATTGGTGAATTGCTGTTTACATATATCTCTGCCATTTTATAAGCTTAGATTAGTTGTAATACTCCTGAACTTCCTTTGGAGTTGCTAATCTAAAGCCCTCCTCCTTATCAAAAATTTCTTGAGCATTTTCTTCTGTCATTGCAATAAAAGGGTGCTCTTTTGTAAATGTAAATCCAATGATATCGTATCTGAAGTTTTCTCTAGTCATTCTAACTAGAACTGTATCTTCTGGCTGAGCATCTAGGTTAAATCTAGGAAGAATCTCTTCTGCGTCTTCGTTAAATTCATCTGTTGCGTCTTCCATATCTTTAATAGTTTTTTGATAAACAGACCAAGTGACTCCCTCTTCCGCAAGGGCGGCTACGATATCTGTCTTACTTTTAATACCATCAGTATCAACTGCAAAGTCCTCTGCAATTTTTCTGAGTTCTGCGACCTTCAATGTCTCAAATGACATATATTTCTCCTTTGTTAGGTTCTTCAATTATAGCATTGATAAATTAAAATGAAAAGCCCCTAAAATTAATTAGGGGCCTTTCGAGGGTTTTATCTTAAATTAATTAAGAAGCAACCTTAACGTTCTTTACAACTACCCAAGCGTCTGCCTGCTCGATTTGAACGCCAACACGAGTATACATTGTGTACTCAATTGTGTCCTTACGTGGCTGGAAGAAACGGTAAACGGTTACATCACGCTTGATACCAATAACTACGTTATTTGGGAATGTCAAGTGGATATCTCCATGTGAACCTGTTGGTGTTGCGTATGTACCAGTCTGTGTCTCATTAAGTAGTGGAACTTCAACAATCGGAATACCGAATGCGAATGGTGCCACATATCCTGCTGGTCCACCTAGTGGTGCAACTCCACCACGGATTACGCTTGAAGCGATATCTTGTGGAATTGTTTGGTTTGTTCCAATGCTGTTAGCATATAGGAAATCCTGAATCAAGTTTGATCCAGCAAGGAAGCGAAGGTCTCCACGACGTTGCTTGTACTTACGTGGCATAGCCTTAAGTGCCTTGTTGAATACTTCACGTGATACTGCGGCTCCTGCTGCGTCTACGACACGGCCATTTGCCTTTGCCTTCTTTACAACGCCATCGAATGACTTGTAAAGAGCGTCTCCTGTTAGAGATGTGTCACCGTTAAGAAGAACATCTTCGATGTCATTTCCTGCTTGTGTCGCCATCAAACGTGCAATGTGATCTTCTAGATCTGCACCTTCGATGTTATCTTCTAGAGACTCTGTTGAAAGCTCCCAGTCCATGCGGAGTTTCTTTGTTGTTAAAGAGATTTTTGAGAAAGTTACACCACTGTTTATTGCGGTGTTGTCTGCCTCTGATGCAAGCTTCATAAGCTTCTCACCAACGGACATACGGTCAATCTCGGCTGTGTCTGACTTCATACGAACTGTACGTGCGACCTTACCGATAACGGTTGCGTCGAACATATAATCAAGGAAGCGAGCAGACTGTTCTGGGTTAAGAAGTCCACCGTTGCCTAGTTCAGACCCTACGTGTACTCCTGTTCCACCAGTTGTTGAACCGAATCCTGTTGATACCTGAGTACCAGCTGCTACGGCCTTTTCTAATGTTTCATTGCTCATTTTTATACCTACCTTAGTTGAATATTTCGTTTACGGAACCGAGGAAAGAACCGTTCCATTTAGATTTTTTGATTGTTGTTGCTTCTTCAAATCGGCCAAGATCTGAAGACTTCTTAATTGCAGTCTCTGATTCTACTGCGTCGACACGCTTTTGTACACCATCAATCGTGCTCTTGATGTTATTTACAGCGCTTGAAAGTGCTGTGTGTTGTTCTGCCAACTCTGAAATTCTAGCATCTACGCTCTTGCTGAAAGCTTCAACAGTCGATTGGATTGTTGTTACTTGTGCTGCATTTGCTTCAGATGCCTTGTTTAGAGTTTCTGAGAAAAAGCCTTTTAGATCGCCTAACATCTTCGCAAAATCAGGTTCATCAACCTTATCTTCTGATACTTCGGCTGCTTTTTCCAGAGTCTCGGCAGGAACGTCTTCTGCTACTGCTTCTGCAGGAGCTTCAGCTGGAGCTGCATCATCTGCAACTACTGCTGTATCTTCAACGGCTGTTTCTTCTGCTACTGCTTCGGCTGGTGCCTCTGCTGCAACATCTTCGACAACTACGTTTTCTGTATTATCTGACATTTCATTACCTCCTTCTGCGTTTGCCTGTTTTGCAATTGTTTGTGTTTCAGGCAACGTAAATCTTGAATGCTTATATGCATCAAGAATCTTGTCTATCTCTTTTGCTTTATTAACGTCTGAGCTTTCAACCCATCCTATTAATTCCGCTGGCTTTCCAGATACTGGAGAGTCGTATGTTTTATCTGTTGAGATAAAAACAGAATCACTGTCTTCACAGTAAAATATGTTTTCAGTTACTACGCCTACTGCAATTCCCTTAGCAATGTATTGTCCATTTACTTTCTGAATAGAAAGGATGTTACAAAGTTCATTTGCTGGTGAATCAACAATAGAAAGCTCAATTAGTTCATAGTTCTTAATAAATCTTACGGTCTTACCATTCGCCTTGTTTACTTCGTTATCTGATTCAAGAATCTTTCCGCCGATTGAAAATCCAGATAGTGTTCCGTCTAGAACCTTCTCCCAAGTATCTTGAGCACCCTTTGAAATGTATGCATCAACATATACTCCATTGAAGAACTCTTTTGACTTTGGGTCGTAGAAAGTTTCTGGCTTAAAAGAAACCATCTTTCCTACTGCATTTGATCCATGCATCTCACGAATGTTTCCACGGAAATTTTCGAATGCCTTGAGGCTTGATTCCGCTGTTACAACATCTCCAGTTTGATCGATATTGTCTAGAGTAGCGAATCCAGAAACAGTTCTTTTTTCACGGTTAACCTTAGTAAAAGGCACCGATAAATTAATAACGTTCCCGTCACTGGTCCATAAAGACTTTTCAATATTCATATGCTTAATTTTATAGCGTTATAGACTATAAAGCAAATAACAGTTGAGTGGACTTAGTCGACCTGTCTTCCGTCGCCTTTGGCATTTCGACCTTCTCCTATTTTATCGGAGGAGGCTGCGGATCTTTCGGAATCCCTAGCTCTGGTTTTTCCAGCGGTTGCCCTTTGGTCGGCGGCCTGCTGTGGCTTTAAATCAACCATCTCGTCTCCACCGTCAACAGGAATCATTCCTTTTCTAATTCTAACCTCATTTGGAGTAATTACCTGCATTCTTAAATATCTTTCATCGATTTGAGATTGGGTGTCTTCATCGGTTAAAGTTAATTCATTAAACTTTAAAGTCAGAGCATCTGTCTTTTCATCAAATATTGCATTGATTTTTTTCTCTAATATCATTTGGGCTGGTCGGCAAACCTGCTCTTTAAATGTCTTATCAGCATCTCTGGCTACCGCTAAATTAACCCCCTCTGGAGTTCCTATTTTATTAATTGGAACACGGTGGGCAAGTAGAATTTCGTCTCTATTTGATTTACGATATTTCTCAAATGATCCTTCTTGATTTCCAGCCTCAATAGGCTCCATTTTAAATTCAACTTTTGAGTCTGGGCTGTCTGCTGGAAGTGGGACGTATAGGGATCTATGATTCTTTCCCTTTAATCCAACTTGGAAAAACTCTAGCAATTTGCGCTCTGACTCTGGAGAAAGTTTTGCTCCCTTTACTGTAATGATATATCTTGGGACCGCCTTGTTTTCAAAGTAGTCTAGGTTATAGCGGCCAGACAATTCATTTCCAGCAAGGGCTACCTGTGCTGCAATAATATCTGGAATACCGTAGTAGTTGTTCATTGGTGTATATTTCTTTAAATGAATAATTTCATTTGGGCGATCTTCTTGACCAGCGATTGGGTTCTCTACTTCATTGTCTCCGAAGTTACTAAAGTATACTGCCTTGCCGTATAGTAGTTGAACAAAGCCATCTCTTAGTCTACGAACACGCATTGTCTTTGCTGGGATATGACCGATATACCCTATGTCTCCGCCTGTTGTTCTTCCTATTTCAATATAGCCATTTCCTGTTGCTTCTAGGTCTGTATAAACCTTAATCAGGGTCTGGGTAAATGTATCTTCATCGTTGGTTGTATCTAGCCAGGCGTGTACATCTTGGCGTAGCTTGTTTAATTTTCTACGGGCTCTTTCTAATTGTTTATCATCTGTAATAGAGTCAAAGGCATCGTTTGTTTTCTTTGTCTCAACAAAGTCATATCCTAGGCCAACAATGTTGGCAACCTTTGCATTAATTGCTGCATAGTTATATGTTGAAATTTCATATATCTTTGAAAGGTATTCTTGATTGTATGGAGGCTCAATAAGATCGAACATTGCATAACCAGTTATGGCTTGTGCAAGTAGATTTTGTTGTGTTCCTGTTTCATCTATGCCAGTAAAAGACTTTGAGAATTCTCTATTAATTCTGCGCTTAAATGATGAGCCTAAGCCTCTAAACTTCTTTAGGTCTTCTAGGCCTACTGCAAATGGGTCATTATTCTTTTCGTCTTTTTTAAAAGAAAACCAATCTGCTGTATTTGATATGTCGATAATGTTTTCTGAGTTATCTTCACCAAGAAATTCTACTGTCATCTTAAACCACCTAGTTTCTTCATTTCGTCTTTATAGTTTCCTATATCGTATGGATCTGGAACTAATCCCCAGTCGAGTCTTTGCTTTTGATGCTGGAACTCTTCATCGTCAATCTTCCTTCTAGCGGAAAGAAATTTAGGCCCGCCTTCGTATACGCCGAACGAGCGAACTTCTCTAGCCAAAGCATCGATGTTGGATCTATTACCTTTTTTGGACGTGATCGAAAGAAAGTTCCCATCATCGTCTCCAATCCATCTGCCATCTGGCATTTCCCAGACATATATGCCCAGAATCGATTCTTCTTCATTAATGTTATATCTAGCTTTGCTCATATCCATAGACATAAATCATACCATTATTTCGTGCTAAAGTCTAGAGTTTGTACATCAGATGGACAAAACTATATGGTAACTGACTCTGGCTCTACCACGGTTATAAAGAATGGGGTCGAATCGTCACCTAAAGATGACTCTACTATAGAAAAGGATGTGTCATTTATTTGATTAATTGTATTCCCAGTATATAGCAGGTAATGGTTTAATATCCGATTTACGGACAAGGTGCTCTCATATACGGCTACATTGTTATACATATGGCCCAGCCCAGACTTGGAGTCATTCTGATTTTGATTAAATTTTATGTTGGTGTCTGTTGATGTTAGATTTATTACAATATGGTGTGGGGTATCTACTACTAGGAAGTTCCAGACATTTGTTTCCGCCGTCCTATCTATGCCATTGACATAAATTGAGGAGATCCCTGTCTTTGTTATTAGCCCCGTATTATCCCACTCGTACTTTTTATTAGCTCCTGAGAATAAGACATTCTGATTATACTGTGGGGTGTATATCATCTCTATGCAAGAAACGGCGGGAATAGAATTCAATGAGAATCCATGTCCGTCATACATAACAAGCCCATTGTATTTATTATAAGAAAGGGTCTTGCTATTAACCTTGGGTAGAGAGTAGTCATATGCAGAGGATACATAATATCCTGAGTTGTCGCTATAAAAGTTCTTTCCAGTATAGAAGGCTATTTCTAGGGATCTAAGAACTGGAAGATATTTACTTGTATCTGCAGAGGATAAAGTTATCCTTAAATAAACTATCTCTGAAAATTGATTATCGTTCTTATTGATATAAGGAAGAGGACTTCCATTCTTGCATGTCCGCCAAGTAATATTATCGATGCTGGCCTCTACAAGAATTCCAGTTACATCATTGCTCCAGTGGATCTGGGATGTATCGATATTTAAATAGCTTGGGACAATGAAGTAGTCAGTAAATGTAAATGATGCCGTTGCTGAAGTTTCTGTTTCTGGTATATAGATAAATGAATTGTCATCAGATATTGAGATTCCTCCCGTTGCCACCTCAGACCATGTCTTTGATGTTGGGTATGAATATATAAACTTAGGCCTAATTGATTCCGTGTTCATGCTGAATAGGTATCCGTTATCTGCTGCCACAATTTGAGATATATTTACTTCTTGAGTTCCCTCAGAGTAATGATTTAATATCTGAGTTCCAGATAGTGCATATCTATAAAATGCGACACAGTCTACTACAACTCTTCCAGATGCTGGCCCACTTTGAAAAGCAACTAACTCATTAGAAAACTTATATGAGTCTATTTCTAATGCATCAGCAATTAATCCGTTTATATATAGCGACAAAATATTGCTTTGGAATATAGCAACTATGTATACTACTTCAGAATTTGATACTGTAGCCTGAACCTGATTAGCCCCGACTTTAAATATAATATTACCATTCTGATAAAATATTCCAATGTTATTAGTGACATCTCCAACTATTGTTGTGCTTGTGCTATAACCTGGAAGTGCACACCATGCCTCTATAGAAAAAGAATTATCTTTATAGTATTTTGTTGCAATTCCTTTAGGGCTATAATTAATTACTGTTGATGTCAAAAGCTCAGTTCCTCTTACGGACCCTGTCACTAAAGGCATTATCTCTTTTGTGGATGCAAAGGAAGCGGTACCATTATTTAAACTACCTGAGTAGTCATATATCTCTAGACCGCTTATTTGTCCGTATGTGATACCGCTATCTTTTAAAGCCTGGTATGTTGCATATTGAGATAACAGCTCGGTGTATGTGTCAGTAGCACCTGACTGCACTTCATCTAATAAATAAAATGAGTTTGGAAAGTCGTTTAAGACTCTATTTTTATATGACATTCCATCCTCCTCTTTTAATTAAAGTGCTGCTATTTGTGTTTGCTTTTCAGCAATTAATGTAGTTAAAGTTGAAACAGCTGTTTCATCTGGGTCTGACTTTGCATTTTCTGCGATAAGTCTTACTTCAAGTGTATACATCTGATACTCTAGATTTCTAATTTCTGCTTGAGCAATTGCTGCTTTCTCATCATTTGTTAGAACTGTATATGTTGGCATTTTATTCTCCTTCTTCTATTTTTATTCTTTCAGACTCAATGGCTTGAATCTTTTGATCTATTGACTCTATGCTGAGGTTTATTTCAGCAAGCTCCTCCTGAGTTAAGTCAGGAGTAATCCTATCATTTAACATAGTTCTTTCAGCACCTTTTGATTTTAGGTAACCATCTATAATAAAAATCTTTTCTTCTTTAGATATCATATCATATTCCTTAGAGTGACCATGGTGACCACGGTCCATCGACAAACGCATTAGTAACTGTGTTATATCCGTATATCCTAAATCTTAAATATCTAGGGCTTGAGGTTGCAGGAATATCTCCAGCATGAGTACCAACAATATAGTTCCAAACTGATCCCAGTCCTGAAGTAGAGATATAGCTGGTATTATAACTTTTTGTATTTCCAGATGAGATGTTGCCAGTAGACGCATTGTTTCCAACTTCCCATTCTATTCCATAAGGATCGAATGGACCTGAAAATGATGGGTTGTCCATTCCCCACTTAACTGTTGTTCCGCTTCGATAAAATGTTGGCCTTGTTGGTGTCCCAAAGTTTATTGTTGGTGATTGAGTAGTCGTTGCAGATCCAGAGCCAGGGGAACCAAACCCGTATATGTTCTTGTAAGCAGTTACTGTTGCGTAATATGTAGTTGATGCAGACAGCCCAGTAACACCACGTGATGTGTCTGTAATTCCAGACGTATTTAATATATTGCTACCGCCAGGTGACGTACCTACTGAGACCGCATAAGAATCAGCGCCAGCTGTTGCACCCCAAGATATTAAAAATGAAGATGCAGTAATACTGCTTATAGATACAGAGGGAGTGCCTGGAGCGGTTATAGCAGGTGTACCTGATGCTTTAAATGATCCATACGGGGTCCAAACATTGTTATCTCCTGATGCCGATATATAAAAATAATAAGTTGTTCCTTCTGAAAATGATCCATTATAGCTGGCAGAAGTTCCCGTCCATTCTGGGGCATCGTAAGACACGGCTGGATCTAAAGATATGCTAGATCCTTGTGTCCAATATACTCTGTACTTAGTTGCATTTGTTGCTCCGCCCCAAGATACAGATAAGTTTGAAGTAGTTGCACTTCCATTAGCAAATGTAGGAGAAGTTGCATTAGGCTGGACAAGATTTCCTGATCCTGTTCCATAATCGCTTCGTGTTGCTGGTGCTGCTATAGTTGATGCTACTGATGCTCCGTAGCCTTGAACATTTCCTGATGATCTAGGATATATGGTAAAGTTTCTGGCATTGTCGTCAGGCGGAGTATATGGATAGCTTGTTGTGTTACCCACATTTCCAAAAAACCCTCCGTTAACGTAAAGATCATAAGATGTTGCCCCAGTTGCTGCTGGCCAACTTAAAGAAATCCTCCTATTTGTATTTACCGCTCTTACTGAGAATGATGCATTTCCTGCAGTTCCAGTTCCACTAAATATTCTGTTTCCTACATCTACTGAAGGTGATCCTGCGGTTCCTCCAGACGTGGTTTCATAGGTAGTTGCATTTGGTACAAGGTTCCAAGATCCGCTATAGCTTAAGCCATTTGGATTAAATGAAACTGTTGGAGCACCTACTGTTAGTGTCGTATTTGATCCAGTTAAAGATGAGACATGTGTTAGCATTTGAAGCCCTGTAGTTGCTGAAGATGGAGTACTTCCTCTAAAATTAGTTGCTGTTACTCTACAACCTATTACTTTGTCAGCATCGGCTGCACCTGTAGTATAAGTATTATTTGTTTGACCAGCTACATCTGAACCATCTCTTGTCCATTGATACGAATAAGAAGTGGGAATATATGCATCATTTGAATTCCATGAACCTACCGATGCAATATATACACAACCAATTCTTCCTGCAGTTCCAGATAGTGTGGATATAGATGCTCCAGATACATTTTGAGGAGACTCTGGATAATTTATTAACCAGCTCGTTCCGTTAAAAATCCATGCTTGTTTTGCGGTTGACCAAGACAAACCATTATAAATCTTTAATGATTTTTGTGTTTGCCATGTTGTTCCATCATATGCTTTTATAGTCATATGCTATCCTAAAAGAATATATATAAATCGCCAGCTGCAGTGCCAGTTGGTGGCGTTCCAGTTGTGTTATAGAATATTTTATTTGAGTTTGCAGTATTTGTTCCGTTTGAATATGCTGTAGTTGCAAGGTTTATATTTGCACCGAGTGCTACTGGTGCGTTGTTAATTGATATTGATGAGTTTGCAAGCATAGCATTAGTAATTGATCCCGCCGACGGGGTGCCTACTGGACCCTGTGCTCCTGTGTCGCCCTTAACACCTTGAATACCTTGTATTCCTTGAGCCCCTTGTGATCCAGTAGCACCTGTGTCTCCTGTGTCTCCTTTGGGACCTTGAATACCTTGAATACCCTGAATACCTTGAATTCCTTGAGGCCCCAGATCAGAAACTGTAATAGAGCCAGCCATTGATGAGTGGTATTCGCAAGCATAATAAAGTTGAGGGGCATTAAATGGAACTTCAAATATAATTGTTCCATTATCCCGTGTTCCTGAAGATAATGTTATTCCAGTAGAATAAACATTTCCTGCGCTATATGCACCTGAAACTGTTTGAATCCAAAATGGATGTCCGACTGCATTAACATTAATTACATATCTATGCCCCCGAATAAAAGATAAAGTTGGATTAGCAGAACCATTAATTGTATATGAACCAGATCCCGAGTTTGTAACGGCTAAAGTTATTCCGCCTGAAGCTCCAGTTGCACCAGTGTCTCCAGTATCTCCTTTGGGACCTTGAATACCTTGTGGGCCTTCTGGGCCAACTATCTGGCCAGCGGATGTCCAAGATGTACCACCCCAAATATAAAGGTCTCCATCGGACTGTACAATTCTTGCATCATTTGCGCTGTTTCCAGTTGAAGGCAGAAGGGGTACGGTTGCTACTGATGCTTTAACATTAATAGATGTTCCTTGTGGCCCTACAGGCCCTACAGGCCCTTGTGGACCCACTTCTCCTTGAGGTCCTTGAGCACCTGTTGTAATTCTTTGAAGGGTCCATGCAATTCCGTCCCAAATCCATGTGCTTCCACCAGCGGTGAATAATTGATTCAACGATGGGCTATTTGGAAAATCGATTGCCATTATATCTCCCTTATTCCAGCTATTGCTTTTGCTTCGGCTTCTGTTAAGCCTAAAGAGGTTAGCTTGTCTATAGCAGACTGTAAGTTGTCAACAACCGATTGGTCAGCAACTGGAATCTGCGAAAGAATTTCATCTACCTGAATAGAGACCTCTTCATTTACTGATATTTCTGCCTCTGTATACTCACGTATTGTTGTCTCACCAGTCTCGTAATTAAATTCTATAATGTCGCTCATTATTGTGCTCCCCACAAAACCCAAGTTCCACTTGAATAAGCCTGGCCATCACTTGTAGCGGCAACTATTGAAGTAACCTTTGCGGATCCCGTATAAACTCCTGCGAATGTACCCATTCCAGAACTGTTTGCATCTGACCACTTTCCACCAGAAGATCCATAAAATGATATTCCAGATGTTGTATTTGCACCATCTATGTAAACATATCCTGAAGCATTTGGTGTTCCTAAAACATTTCCAACACTTCCAGCATTTGTTCCTTTGAACGACCAATTTGTTAATGCTGGTATTGAAGAGCTATTGTATGCAACAGAGTAGATAAACTCATGATTAGTTGAGGCATTATTTAATCTTATAATAGGGATAGTAAAAGCACTGCCTGAATAAACTCCGCTCCACACTAGTAAATATTTATTATAACCGCTTAGCCCAGTAAAGGAAACAGTGGTGCCAGAATTTGAAGTAACAGTACCTATTTTTGTATAACCTGAAGGAGATCCTGGTTTTGTAGAAGATGTCCAGTCTATTCCTAGTCCTGGAATTCTAAATCTGTCTATAGCGTCATTGCCAAGTGTTATCTCATTTGAAACTGTTGCTGATGATGGGTTTGACAAGTTGCCCAAAATAATATTATTATCTCCAGTAGTTAATGAATTTCCTGCTGCTCTTCCTATTGCTGTGTTAAAGGATCCATGAACAAGATCTAATGTACCAGGACCTATACCTATGTTGTAATTACCAGATTTGTCATATGGGATATCTTCTGGAAGTCCAGACATTGATGTATTACCGATTGCTATGTTATTGGAACCAGTTTCTATTGCAAACCCAGCAAGAACTCCCATGGCAATGTTATTAGATCCCGTGCTTACTCTAGATAGCGATGACATTAAAGCTAAGTTTTGAGTACCTGTTGTAACCAAAGTCATGCTTGTATTTGGCACTGAAGGTGTTAATGAAATATTATTGTTTCCTAATTTACTTAAATACTGGCTTGTACCCGCTGGTCCTACATCTCCAGTGTCACCTTTTACACCTTGAATTCCCTGTGCGCCCTGTGGGCCAGTATTGCCAGTTAAACCAGTAGGCCCTTGTATTCCCTGTATGCCTTGCTCTCCAGTATCGCCTTTGTCACCCTTAAGGCCCTGAATGCCTTGAATACCTTGATCTCCTGTATCACCTTTTGGTCCTTGGATACCTTGTGGGCCTTGTGGTCCAACAATCTGTCCTGCTGAAGTCCAAGATGTGCCATCCCAAATATAAAGATCACCATCTGCTTCTACAATTCTTGCATCGTTTACAATGTTTCCTGTTGAAGGCAATGCTGCAACAGTTAAAGAAGATGCTTTAAGATTTATAGCAACTCCTTGCGGGCCTTGAATTCCCTGATCTCCTGTATCGCCTTTAGGTCCTTGTGGGCCAGACAATGAAGATCCAGTTTCTACCCAGTAAGAGTCGTAGTATGTATAACTTCTTCCGTTGTCTGAATTAAACCATGCCTGTCCATTTACTGGATTTGCAGGAGGAGTTGCGGCTGTAATAGAAAAAGTTGCTTTGCTTCCTTCATTTCCTTGATCACCCTTAACGCCTTGTAACCCCTGAATACCCTGTATGCCCTGTATTCCTTGTAATCCTTGTAAGCCTGTATTACCTTGTGGGCCAACTGGACCTTGCTCACCTTGATCACCTTTGTCACCCTTAAGTCCTTGTATTCCCTGCAAACCTTGTGGACCTGTTGTTCCTGTTGGTCCTACTGGGCCTTGAAGAGCTCCTGCATCAAACCATGAACTTGTTACTGTATCCCAAACCATAAGTACGCCAGTTGAAAGAATTAACCAAGCATCGCCTGCGGCTCCAACTAAATTAGCTGAAGTAAATGCGGCTGGCGTTGCATAGTTTCCAAGAATTGTTAATGCTGTTCCTGTATCACCTTTAACGCCTTGTAAACCTTGTGGACCTTGCAAGCCTTGTATACCCTGTGGACCCTGTTCACCTGTGTCACCTTTAGGTCCTTGCAAACCTGTGTCACCCTTAACGCCAGGGTTTCCTTGCGGTCCTGGGACAGTACTTGCTGCTCCTGTGTTTCCCTGTAAACCTGTTAAGCCTGTATCACCTTTAGGGCCTTGTATTCCTTGTATTCCTTGTGCACCTGTTGGACCCGCTGGACCTTGTGGTCCTGTAGGTCCTGGATTGTTTGTTAAATAATTATCTATGTCTGTTGCTAAATAGCCAAGGTCTCTTGGGACATCGGGCGACATGTCTAATGTCGGATATCTGAATACTTTAGGTGTTGTATTTCCTGGCATTTTTAAATTATACCATTCTCAGGGTTATAAGCCTTTGTAAGGCTTACTATTTGAGCCTTTCATTGCTTAGCTTTTAAACTATTTCTACCCCAGAAACCATGATACTTACTCCACCAGTAACATTTGCGGAGGCCCAGATAGACTCTCCAGCATTAACAATTAGCGTAGTCTCTGTTGATCTTGATGTATTTTCTCCAAGAAGAACGTCACCAAAAATTCTATTTGCCAGTCCTGGGGTCTGTCCAACTGGAACTAAATAAAGGCTAAATGCAATTGGTCCATTGAATGTATTTGCTGTGAATATACTTTTAACAATTGCCTTATTGGTAAATGTTTTAAGGTTTGTATTTGTTGTGCTTAGAAGTACTGGCCCAATAAATCTGTTTGGATTATATGCCATTTGATCTCCTAGCTAATTGCCCATTTAGAAATAAGATCTCTTTCGATTGAGATGTATTCGCCTACTGTAAGAGCTCTGTTATAAATTAATAGTTCGCCTAACTTAAATGCTCCGAATGTTGCAGAGTATCTTCCTATTACTTGTCCTGTCATGCTTGTAAGTCCGCCTGAAGAAGCACCGACTGCAACGTCAGTTCCATTTCTTCTAACTCTGCGTGAGTTATCAGCATTGCTATAAACAAGTGTGTAAATTTCTGGTGTTCCGACTGTTCCTACTGTAACAATAGCATTCTGATCATCATTACCGAAGCCAAACTTAAATGTATTTGCGGATACGTACCCAGCAATAAGATTATTTCTTGTTCCTGAGTTTGTTCCGCCAATTACATACGTGTTTGCATTTGCTGGCTTTGATGCAACATAAATAACTGTAAAAGAAGACGAAGCAATCCATGATAGGGTCTGATCTGAAAATGGAAGGAAATCATCTGCTCCGTCAAAGTTAACTGCAGGCAATCCTGCTATACCTGTTTCTTGAAATGTTGGTTGTGCTGCTGTTGTTGCTTGAACGCAATTACGTCCTAGACCTGACTTGTCATTCCATTGTGATACTTTTCCAAGTCCGTCTCTTGTAATTGTTGATGGGAGTGCGGCATCTAGCCATAGCTGTAATCCAGTTGTTGTGAATCTATTTCTTCTAAAAATAATGTTATTACTAAGCAATTGGATCTTCCTCCATTATTTTCACTAATTCTACTGCTGGTCTTTTAGGCCATGTAATCTCAGATACATCTTTGCTATTTTTAAAAGAAGAAATCTTCTTTCTATATTCTTTCCATTCATCAAGAGATTTCTTGTCCATATCTGGGTCTGTCTCGACCCATGCTGTAGACATTAGCTCAAAACCAATATGTGCATTTACGTTATCTGATTTTTCTTCATCTGACATCTTCTGTACTTCTACTGAGTATACCTTGCCATCTTTAATAAATGGTTCACAAGGTACAATTTTTTCTTGAAAATCATCAAACTCTGGTGTTACTACTTCTAGTAACCCGTTTTCTTTTGCAAACTCTTTTTCGTTTACCGATTGAGGTATAGAAAGATTTGGAAATAACTGAGATAGTGCGCCAACCTTGACCACTTTTTTGTCTTCAACTATGGCGTACATATTGTCTCCTTTAAACGTTCAAATCAGCGAATGCGTATGCACCGAATATTGTTGTGCCACCGTCTCTTGTCATAAAGTTAAGAACGGTTGTGTTTGTAGATAGAAGTGGTGCTACGTTAGAAGCTCCTCCACCATCCCATTTAATTGATGCTGGCCATGTGATTGTATAGCTACCACCAGTTTTAATTTCTAGTTGCCAGAATTGTGCTTTTGGCTCTGATCCTGTTGCTGGAATATTGCTAAATGCTATTGTGCAGTTTCCTCCTGCAACCATCTTAAATACGTTAGCAAGTGCTACGTTGCATGTTGCAACTCCTGAAGCGGCAATTGTTCCAAGATCTAGCTGTGCTGAAGGCACATTTAGATATGGACGAGCTTGTCCGTTAAGAGGTGCTTGAAGGTATGTGTATGTCCAAAGACCTGGTGTTACCTGTTGAGGTACGCTTGTTATTGGCATTATTATTCCTCCTCGGGAAGACTTAATGCTGGTAGTGACTCTGGTCTTGGACCCTTAGTCTCAGATTCATCTTCATCCCATGCTTCCTGTGCTGCTGTTTGTCTTGCAACCGCTTCTGCATGATCAATTGCCATGATTTCACGATCTGTCTTACCTGGGTACTTGTCTACAACTTCTCCATCAACAAGCGTAAATCTATGAAGGAGTTGAGTTTCAACAACTTCATGATCGCCATCTGCATCAATTGCGACAACATTTTGTGGACCACAGAATTTGATTTTCATTTTTATTTCTCCTTTTTCTTTACGGGTTTGACCAATGCGGCATACTTATTAAGTGTGCATATTGGGTTGTATTTGAGTGTGTATCAAATTGGTAATAGTAAGTTGAATTGTATGGCTGTAGGTCTCCACCAAATGATAAACTAGTGCCATCAGTTCTTCTTAAATTTTTACTTGCTGATCCTGGATCTACAAGATACAAATATGGTCCAGTGGAATCTCCATTATTATTCGATATAATAGTAAGGAATTTGTCTTCTTTGAATGGCACAAGTGCACATCCATTTGCAGTAGCTGTATTTCTAAAATAGAAAAGCTTTGTTGGATCAACGGTATTTATAACGTGGCAGTTAATTCCTGATCCATAGTAGTAGTATGGAGAGTATACTGCAATCCACTGATTGTCCCATGTATTATCATGCTTTTGTCCATACCAGGATTCTGACTGATCAATACCGTAAGATGTTGTATTTGCTAGGTTAATTTCAGTATCTGTAAATGTTCCGATTCCTGAGTTGCCTGCTGTGCCTTGAGATTGTGGCAAGAAGTATCCATATCTTTGTGCATACCCATCATGGTTAAATCTTACAAATCCGACTGTGCCATTATCTCCCATAATAATCTTCATGTGGTAAGAAGGCTCGTTTCTTGTTGAGCCAGCCTGCGCCCATGTGAAATCATAAAATGCGTAATTCTTTGTTGTGCTTAGTTGATTTCCTGTTGAAGGACCTGCTGTTTTAGCTTCTGATAAAAACTTGTGAAGTGTTCCTGGTTTAGGGCTAAAATCATTTAGGCTAAACGATGTGTTTCTCCATACGTGGAGTCTAATTGCATTTGCAGTTGTTGACTCAACTACTGCAAGCATTTTAGTTCTGTCATTGTATGAAGACATACCACGGTTTGTGCGTCCCGCCCAAGTTGCGTAGGTTGCTGAGTTTAGATTAATTGTGTCATTGTATCCATATGTTGAGCCTCTTGGTCTAATCTGGAAAGTTGAATCAGTTGTGTAGTGGCTAACACGTTGTCTAACTCCATAAGCTCCAATAATTGTTCCGCATCTAATTAAAAATTGACCTCTTTGATCTGCTCTGTTCATCCAATTTCCAGCAAATCCTCCATGTAAACATGGTCGGTAAAGTTGATGACCATCTGCCGAACCCCATACAGTTGATCCACCAAAGTATGTTGTTACAGTGCTTGAGTCAAAGTTACCATTTGTATAAGTATATGATCTAAAATCTTCATACCAGTTAGGCATGTTGTCTAGATCTGGGCTCTGATAGCCACCAAACCATCCTGGCATTGCATTTGTTCCAATATTTTGAAAGTCAGAGTTAGCTATATGATATCCCGCTTGTCCATTATTCTGATTTGTCCAGATAGCAAAAGTTGGATAAGGGCTAATTTCATTATTATTTCTTGATATAACTGGTGATGCTACTTTTCCTGAAAGTGCGGATATATTTGTAGCAATTGTGTTTATGGTCGTTCCAATTGCAGTATTGTTTGCGGCAACTATAGGTGTAATAATAGCTCTAATTGAATCTTCAAGTCCTGGGTGAATTATTTGTGATGTTGTTGTTGCTGTTGTATTTTCGCTCATTTTTTCTCCTTAGACCGTTGTCCAGTGTGGCATTACTGAAATATGTGGATATTGTGTCGTATTAGACATTGTATCAAAATCATAGTTGAAGTTAACATTGAATGGCTGTAAATCTCCACCATTTGCAACTGTTGTTGCGTTGTTTCTGTAACCATTTTCAAAAGCAGCTTGTGGGTTTGCAATATATAAGCATGGCCCTTGTCCATCTGCGTTTTGAACTGAATAGCACGATACAAATGAACTTTCTCCAAATGGTACTGGTGACAGCCCATTGCTTGTGTCAGCAGCTCTCCAGTGGTAATACTTTGTTGGATCTTGTGTGTAAATGCAGTGTAAATTAATTCCAGAGTGGTAGTGATAATATGGTGAGTATGAAATTAGCCAGTTATTATCCCATGAAATATTTGTTCTAATTCCGTAAGAATCACCTTGATCAATTGAATAAGATGTTGTATTACCTAGGTTGGTTCCGCTATCGGTAAATGCTCCAGTTCCACTGTTTCCTGGTGTGCCTGGATTTGTAGGAATATACCATCCGTATTGTTGAGAATTTCCTTGAGGAGAGAATCTTGAGAAGCCAATTGTTCCGTTATCTCCCATGATCAGTCTCATTACATAGGATGGCTCTGCTTGTGTTGAACCGCCTGATGTCCATGTAAAGTCATAAAATGAATATCTTGCTGTTGTTCCAGAAGGACCTGCTGTCTTTGCTTCTGACAAGAATAGATGAAGATCTCCAGCCTTGTGATTGTTAGCATTTAAATTTAATAGAGGGTTTGTATTTCTCCATACGTGTAAACGAATTGAGTTTGCTGTATTAGATTCTGCAACTGCAAGAGTTTTTGTTCTATCGTTATAAGATGACATGCCACGGTTTGTGCGTCCCGCCCAAGTTGCATAGGTTGCTGAGTTTAGGTTAACTTGATCCATAAAACCAGTAACTGAGCCTCTTAATCTTATTTGAAAAGTTGAATCAGTTGAGTAATGACTTACTCTTTGTCTTACTCCTCTAGCCCCGATAATTGTTCCGCAGCGCTTAGTAAACTGACCCCATTGGTCAGCTCTGTTAAATCCAGAGTTTCCATAATTACCAAATACTTGAAATGCATAAAGGTGATTTCCGTCAGCACCATTCATATTTGTTCCGCCACCAGAGTAGGTTGTGTTTCCACCTCCATCTACGTTACCATTTGTGTATGTCCAGCCTCTAAAATCTTCATACCAGTTGTTCATTTCACTAAGATCAACATCTGTCCATCCGCCTTGACGGTTATTTAATCTACTTGTTGCAACAACCTGCCACTCTGAATTAATTACTGAGTATCCTGCTTTTCTTGAGTTATTCTGGTTTGTCCATATAGCAAAAAGTGGATAGGGAGAAGGCTCTGTATTATCTCTCGAAGTAGCAGCATGTGGGAATTTTCCAAGTATACCTGCAAATTGATTTGGGATTCCTGACTGTAAATTTGTTACGGCAGTTCCTGTTGTATTAGCAAGTGGAGTAACCACATTTTGAATGTTTGTTTCAAAACCTGGTATATAGACTTGGTTTGTTGTTGTATTTACTGCCATTTTAGTTCTCCCTTAAATAGTTAAATTATACTTGATTGATTTTTACGCCAGAGATAAATACTGAGATAGAGTCCGCAGCGTCTGCGCTTATCTGAATAGTCTCTGCTGTGTTAAGAACTTGCTTAACGTCAAGAACAATAATTGCACGTGGTGGAACATCTAAGGCCTTTACAAAGAACTTTCCTGCCATCTTTAGTGTTACTGTTCTTGTTGCATTTGTTAGATTGTCAAATGTTAAAGATGTAACAACGTCAATCTGTGCTGCTGGTGTTGTATAAACGGATGTTTCTGATGCAGGAATTGTGTCTGCATAAAATCTGCTTGGTAAGCTTACTGTTGCCATATTAAATTACTCCCATGTTTGTATAAATTGTGTAGTTATCTATCGAAGATTGGATGGCTGCAACATTTGCTACTCCAGCCGAGTTAACCGCAACGATCTGTGTAGACCCTGCTGTGTTAACACTTGCAACGGCTCCCGAAGAAGCTGTTTGAATTTCTGTTACCTTCGATGATGTAGCAGAAACAATATCGTTAACCCCTAGAAGATTGCCCATTGATTCTAACGCTTTTGCTAAAAAGACTAGGTCTTGAGAGTTTAGCGTTGAGCTTGATAGGGCCGTGACCTTTGTCTTAAATAGGTCGACCTGGCTTGATAAACTTGAATAATCTGGCATTTTTTTATATCTCCTTGTTAGTAAAGTATACCATAATGTCTTTTAGGACGCCTATACACTTTTCCATTTTTTTATTGCTGTGCTTCTCTTTCAGCTACTGCTGCCGCTTCAACGGCGGCAAGGGCAGCTAACATTTCTTCATGTTCCGCCGACTCTATTTCGACAATTTCCTCGTCGGTTTTTCCAGGGTACTTGTCTTTTAGCTCTTCCCCTTCTAAATAAAATCTATGTATAAGATTTGTATCTAGCGCTGTTTCGTATTCACCGTCTTCAGAAAATCTAGGAAATCCTGCTGAGTCGAATGTAATTTTTTTTGTCATGTTGTTACCCATCTATCCATAACGTGTAGCGCTCCGTATTGAGTGCTATTATAAAACGAATCAAACATGAAGCCATTACTTCCCGTTAATGATGGATCAATTGTTGCATTTAGTGCAATTGCATCTCCATTTTGGTTTTTTAAATTTGTAAACATTTGCTTTATTGGTAGCCAGGCCATTCTAACTCCTGTTCCGCTGTCCATATTCCACTCATTTGCTCTCCACATAAATGAACTTTCTCCAATTGGAACTATGGAGCATCCATTAGTAGATGAGTTATTTTCAGAAACAAATGTACGTGTTGGGTTATAAGTATCAATGTAGTAAGCATGCATTCCAGAACCGTAGTAATAGTATGGTGCATAACAAACAACAACTGAGTTATCCCAAGTTATGTTGTGATTCATTCCATATCTGTCACCTTGATCAATTGAGTAGGAAGTTGTATTTCCCATACGACGATAAGAAGCGGTATTTAATTGAGCATTAGCAGAAGCTCCTGGAGTTGCGGAAACTAAGTCTAATGTTGCATACTCTGTTGCATTGCTTTGTGGGCACATTCTAGACATACCGATTATGCCGTTATCTCCAACAATTACTCTTTTTCTGTATGTAGGTTCTGTTTGAGTTGATCCACCAGATGCCCAGGTAAAGTCATAGAATCGATATGAAGCTTTTACCCCATTAGTTCCGCCTGACTTTGCTTCTGCAAAGAAGTTGTGAGCATATCCTGCACCCATTAATGGGCTTTGAAGGCTTCTGCCATCATTTAGGTTTTTCCATACGTGTATTCTATTAGTGTTATTGGTTGTTGACTCAATCAAAACAAATGTTCTAGTTCTGTCGTTATATCCAACCTGTCCGTAACCACTACCAATGCTTCCCCATGTTGAATAGGTTGCACTTGATATATTAGAAATTCTATCAATATAGCCGCCGTTTGACTCTGCAACTCCACGAATATGGAAACGAATATCAGCATTATCTTGCCAGATACTATATCTTGGTCGTACGCCTTCTTTGCAAATGACTACACCAGTTCTAGCTTTATAGGGACCCCAGTAGCTGGGTGATCTTGCAAAAGTATTTCCAACCATGTTATATGTTGGGAATCTAAAGTGTGCGCTTCCCCATTGTCCATTTGACCAGCAACCCATGTTTCCATAAGCTTCTGAGTTTGATGTATAGTTTGATTGTGTCCAATAGGCTTGTCCTGAAGTTCCACCTTGACCTTGGTTTTCGTCACCAGTCATAATTTCAGCTCTACCATTACCGTAGATTGTCCATCTAGTTGCAATGTTAACATCACCTGTATCGGAGTGTGTTGACCCAGCTTTTGAGGATGCAATCATATTCAAGCCGCTATCATAAACCTGGTATCCTCCATTATTTTGATTTGAATCTCCCCAATACCATTGCCATGTAGCAAATGTAGGTAGCGGGCCTGGGATTAGCTCAGTCATAGGGATAGTAAGATTTGTTGCTGCGCTTGTTGCGGTTGTACTACCTCCGCCAAGTATCGTTTTTAAATTTGACATTATGCTATTCTCCATCCTGTTAAGTTATCGTAATATACTAAATCAAATGATGCTGAGGCAACATCAACAATTAGATCTTCTGCCAAAGACTGTATTGGCTTTGCATTTCTTGCAATTGTAAAATTAGTTGATCCTGCAGTCCCTGCAGCATCTAAAAATGTAATTGTATCTCCAGCATTAGGTGCAGCTGGCAAGGTTATAACCATTCCTGCTGCGGGAACCACAAGAAGTCTGTCTCTTACTAAAGCCTGGTAGTTAGCAGTTACTGTTGTCCAAGATTTCATTACGTTTGGGGTAATAGATGAATCTAGCGCTGTTACTAATGATGAAAGCGCAGATATGTTTCCACCTGCGGTATTTACATAATTTTCTACAGCATAAATTCTTGTTTCATACTCGGTTGCTGTTTCTTCAAGATCTGTTAATCTTGTTCCATTTACAGAAGTGTTAATTGATGCTATTGCTGCATCTTTTGCCGCAGTTATAGCAGCAATTCTTTCATTTGTTACCGCTAAAATATCATTAACACCCATTGATTTTGCTAGGGTGTCTAAAGCTGATGCTATAAGAACTAAGTCATTTGCATCTAGGGTTGTTGAAGCCAGGGCAGTTACTTTTGTTTTAAATAAGTCTACTTGACTCGATAACGTTGTATAGTCTGGCATTTTTTCTCCTAAGCCTGTGCTTCAGTCCATGAAATTCTAGCAAGAATGTTTGCAGCACCTGAACCGAGGTTTGTTGCTGTAATTGTTAGGATGTCTGGTCCGTTAGGGAAAGATGGATTTGTCTGAGACCCATTTCCATTTAGAATTGAGTTTGAAAGATCTCTAACTTTCTTAGCATCAAAAGTAGAAACTGAGAAGTTAGTACCACCTGCGTTTTCTGTATAGAAAGCGAAGATACGATCTCCACCAGTAACGGTATTTGTAGGAGATGTAACTGGAGCTCCAGTACCTCTAATACCTGTTCCGTCATGGTAAATTACCTGTGCAAGAGAACCTGAACCAACTCTAAGCGCTTCCCATTCCGAAGGAATAGCAATACCGTTCATTGTTGCTGGGTTCAAAATTCCTTCAATCAAGAACTGTCCTTGTGAAAGAACTCCAACAGAGTCTAGCTTCATCTGCATTCTATTAGCAAGTTCACGTTGCCCGAAGTTTCTTCCTAGACCATTGTCTGCTGAAGGTGCCACTCTAATTGAAACAAGAGGACGTGGGGTTGGTGTACTTCCAAAAGTCTGAACTGCAGTTCCGTTAGGGTTAACTGCTGCAATTGATTCGTCTGCCCCCGCTAAAGTATAAGAAAATGATGTTGGGGTAACTGTATCAATTAAGAATGTGCCGTTATATCTACTTGAGGCTGTAATTCTTGGGGTTCCTGAAACAAATTGGAATCCAATATTATTTGAAACCTTGCTAAATGAAATTCTTGTTGAATCTGGAACAAGGGAAACAGTGTATGTTCCATTGAATACGCTATCTACTCCAGTTATGGTTACTGATTGTCCAACCGAGTAGAAATGAGGAGTAGAGGTTGTTAGCGTTGCAATATTATTTGTTAGCTGCTTATATATAACAGTTGAAATATCTTGAACACCGCTTATAGTAACATTTGTTCCCGCTGCAAGTGTGTGGGGACCAGATGTTGTCATTGTTGCAATATTATTGTGTGACTGACGGTTTGTTATTGTTGCTGAAATTGTTCCAGATCCACCGACCTGAAGATATTTCTGCATACCAGCAGTAAAGATAAATGATTTATCATCATTAAATTTTCCGTCCATAATAACTGATGATCCCCAGTGTGACATAACTGGTGCACAGTTTTGAGAAATTGTTTGTACTGAAACTTGCGCTACTCCAGATCCGCCTGGAATTGTTGAGTCTGGAACAAAGTTTACTTGAGACGCTGTTCCAAAAAGATTCATTGAAACTCCTCCATAAACTAATGGTTGTGCAACTCTTCTTACAATGTTAACAGCTGTTGCTTGAATTGTTGGGTTATATGCACCAATTGATGTATACTCACAAATTTCAAAGTTAGATCCGTCTGCAATTCTTAAATATCCATTTGAAGGCCAGAAACTTACGTCATTAACATAAATTACTGTGTCTTGAGGGAATAATGTAGATCCGCTAATTCCTGATCCACCTGCAATTAATTTTGCAGAGTTTAAAGGCTCATTAATTGTTTCATATCTTGCTGGCAAGTTACCTGAACGCATATATGAAGCAGTATTATTATTATTCATTACCATCTTATGGCACCAAACAACCGCTCCGTCATTTGCTCTCATGCCAAATCTAATTGATCCTGCGCCATACCATGAGTAGTCAATGAATGTCATCTGCATCTTTGCTATGTCAAGATTATAACCTGTTGGTCCAGTTCCATCCATAGTATCAATATTCCATTCATTCTGTGGAATCTTTTGAATCTGTGTCTTAAGGTAAGGAGATGCTGTAACGCTTGGTCCACGATATGCTGGGGCAATGTTAAGTACAGTATCAGAGCTAATCTGGATAACTCTATAGGATTGTCCTCTAATTACAATTAGGTCTCCTACAAGAAGCTGCTTTCTAAATCTAGTGTCTATACCTGTTACTACATTTGAAAACTGTGTTACTGAAACTTTACCGAACAGTTCTTTATTTGAGAATCTTCTTACTGCATATAATGTTCGTCCATCATACTCGAAATAGAATCCATTTTGATCATCATATAGTCCTGCTCTTGTTGCTGAGCCTTTCCATTGATACGCTGTTACGAAAGAGTTAACTCCACCTGGCAATTGATCAATTGCTGTAATTGCAGATGTAAATGTTTTTTGTAATAAAATTGTATTTGAATCTGGTACTGAGCTGATAGTAAATAAACCATTAAATGGATTGTATGCTCCTACCGTTTCAATTCCTTCAACTTTAACTGTTGCTCCCGCTTGTAAATTGTGATCTTGCAAAACACGAATTGTAATTGTATTTGATCCGATTGCTGTGCTTGATGATGCAATATATGATATATCAAATGAAGGCGTAAACTTTGTTCCTGTTGAAAAAGTAATTGACTTACCTGACTGATATCTAAAGTATCTACGTGTTTGTCTAAGTGTTTGTGTTCCGCACACGTTGTTTCCTGTTGTAAGAATCACTCCACCGTCAAAAGGTCTATGCTCTACATAGCCTTCAGGCTTACAATACAAACCAATTCCTGTGGTAACAATTGTTCCTACTGGAATTAATCCTTGTGTCATAAATGAGAAAGAGTTTGGTGTTGTAACTCTATCAATTAAAAAGCTTCCGTTAATAGAACTTCCTGATGGAGCCGAAACCAAAATAGGTGTTCCTGGATACAATCCGTGTGGATTTGTAGTTACTACGTTTACTCTAGAAAGGGCTGCACCGTCTGATGTAGCTGACCATGAATTTAGGTTACCTGTGTTTCCTCCAGGAATGTGAGCATTATCAAAAATTCCTCCACCATAAAGATTTGTCAAAACTCCATCTTGTACGCTTGTGCCATTTGCCACAAAACCTTTAGCAATATATGAAAAAATAGTTGAGCTTAGCACTGTAACCAGGAATGTTCCATCAGTTAATGGACTTAAAGACTCGTTAACGCTTACTACGTCTCCATTAGTTAATCCGTGTGGGGTTGCTGTGTTTACAACAATTGTAGATCTAGGAGAACCTCCTGATGAAATAATGCTAACTACGTCTAGGGAGTTTCCTCCTGTATTTCTTGAAAAGAATGTTGGGTAATTGTTTTGAAGAGAAAGTGATTCCCACTTAGAGCCCTGAACACCGTATTCAAAGTCTGTATCAATTAAAGATTCTGGATCTGATATCTTGAACTTTCCAACTGCATCCAGCTGATCTGGGGCTGGCATAAATGACTCAAATGGCTCATCAACCATAATCTGAAGTTTATCTGTTGACTGCATTGCTGATGTGTTGTATTCAAGAACTAATACTGTTGATGGGTCATTTTGGCTACTGGTTAAAGAGTGGCTTACTAGACCTACCGCTGGGTCTGAAAAATTATAAATGATTTTATTCTGGGTGACGTTGGTGATCAAAAGAAGATTTTGTCTTAAGACTACTCTTGGAATTGTAATTGTGGATGTTGCAGGTGAAAATATAATTCCCTGGTCGTTAATTGCTCTTCTTGCCATATTAGTTAGTCTCCCTTAGAAAATAAAACTTGTTGCCATAATTGTACCATTTATCTGTGCCAAAGATGATGTTAGTGCATATTTTGGATAATAAATACCTAGATTAAGTAATGAATCTAATTCGTAGGCCGAAACTCTTCTTTCAATGTCTGCCACAACTACGTCTCCAATTGGACCAATAGGTCCTTGTGGTCCCGCTGGTCCTGCATTTCCCTGAATACCTTGTGGTCCTCGTACGTTACCTTGTAATACCCAGGTTGTTGTTGATGCGCTATAAACGTAATAATCTCCAGTATTTAAATTTATAAAGTTATCGCCTTCAATTAAATTTGTTAATCCAGCATTTTGTGGAACAGATTGAGCTGTATATGTCTTTGTTCCTCTTGTACCTGGAACACCCGCTGGGCCTGTAACTGATTCGCCCCGTGGAATTGAAAAATTAAAAACAGCATTTGTTGCTGTACCTGAATTTGTTACTGTTGCGTTTGCACCTGATGCAACTGATGTTACTGTACCTACAGATACGGCTGCAGCAGTTCCTGCTGGACCTTGAGGACCAGTGGCTCCCGTTGGGCCAGGTCGTGATCCTGCAACGACTACCCACTCAGTTCCGTTATAGCGTTTTAATGACATATTTGATTACCTCTCCACTATTATACAACATATCTTTTATTAAACCCCAGCCCAAATTAACGTTTCCGAATCGAAGGTTGGGAATATCTTTATCCATTGTCCCGCAGCTGCCACATATAAAGAAGCCTCTGATGACACGTATGCTATCATTCCGCCATGCAAAGATGCTGTTGGCAAACTAGCAAAGTTTGTTATTTGTGCAGCATTGTTTTTAAACAAATCAGAATAAGTTATTTCACCCTCTTCTGTTGTTAGGTCTAGCCAAAACTCTGTTTGTTGTGGATTTGGAGGAGTTGTTGAAGACAAAATAGATTGACCACTTGTGTCATCTAAATCAACCCAGAAATCTCCTTCAACCGTAGTATATGCAGGAGGCTCTTCATCTGCGTATATTAAAGGAAGATCTGGTTCATCTGTGTCAATCCACAGAGTATCCATTCCATAAGTTCCTTCAGCTGGAGGATTAGGTCCAGCAAAAACAAATTCAGTAGACCCTGCGTCATCGTCAACATCTATCCAAAGATCTCCTGCTGTTGTTGCTCCAGATGGCGGTGCAATTAATCCGACAAAGAATGTGCTTGGAGGAAGAGAGGTATCTGTTGGAATTAATGTTAGCCCTCCACCGCCACCGCCACCGCTTCCTTGAATATCTTGCCACAGCAATCCGTCATACACCTTTAATTTATTTAAGGCTTTATTGTAATAAATTTGTCCATGTACTGGTGTCAATGGGGCGGCATCAAGACCAATAATAATTCCGTTAGTAAAAGTATTCTTTGATGTCCATGTATTAGTAGTAGATAAAGATAAGTCTGTAGATACATATTCCCATGTAGAGCTTAATGCATTCCAAACCTTTAAGGACCTTGTATTGCCGCTTCTATACTCATCGGTATCAAACCAGAACTGGCCATCTATAGGGCTTAAAGGTGCAGTAGGAGACATTTTAGCAGTAGATGGAGGAATGTACGCCTCCAGGATCATCTTGTTTGCTTCGTCATCATAAGTTACAGAAATATTAGGATTAGTTCCATGTGCAAATAGTGGTCCTATTGCATCTTGAACTTGTTCTTGTGTTAATTGAGCTACTGCTACAAAGTTAATCTTTCCCGTTACATCGTCATAAGTTGCAGTTAAATTTGTGTGTGTTCCAGATGTTATTAGTCCTGCCGCTACATCTTGAATTTTCTCGTCTATATCTAATTGAGTTAATGGAACCTTTCCATTTTCATCAAGTGTTGCAATTCCGTCTGCTACCCCTACTTCTGATAAAGGTACATATGTTGTAGCAGTATTACTTCCAAGTGCTGTGATGGCGGCATCTGTATATGTCTTTGCATTTTGTGTAGCGCCAGCTTTTGCTGTTTGAACAAAGGCGGTTGTGGCAATTGTTGTCGAATTGTCATCTGAAGATTGAGTTGGAGCTGTTGGCAGTCCAGTAAATACTGGAGAAGCTAGGGGGGCTTTAAGAGAAAGAGCATTGGTTATGGTTGTTACAAAATTTGCATCATCCCCAATTGCGGCAGCAATTTCATTTAGAGTATCTAGAACTGCTGGGGCTGAGTCAATAAGATTAGATATTGCTGTATTTACATATGTCCGATCTGCAATAACGGTAGTATCTACTGCCAGGGTTATTGTATTAGCGACATCGTCATAAGTCTTTGTTATTCCATTACCCGCCGTTAAAGATGTAGCAATAGCGTCCATGACCTCTTCGTCGTCATAATTTGCGCTTAAGCTTAGCTTTGCGGTTGTATCATCATATGAGACGGTTATATTATAGTGGGTTCCATCTGTAATTAATTTTGCGGCTACGTCTTGAATTCTTTCATCGATATCAAGCTGGGATTGAGGGACATACCCATTTACCAATGTGGCAATAACTGATGTGTCTACTGCTAAGGTAATTGTGTTAGCAACGTCATTATAAGTTTTTGTGATTCCTGTGCCTGCTGTTAAAGATGTTGCAATTGCATCCATGACTTCTTCGTCATCATATGTAGCGGTTAAGCTTAATGAGTTTGCAACATCATCATAAGCAACGGTTATATTACCGTGGGTTCCTGCAGCCAATGCTGTGGCAATTGCATCTTGCGCCATTTCATTGGTATAAATTTTAGATATTAAGTCCCGAACCTTATAGTCTATGGTTGCAGTATTTGTAGAATTATCAACACCAAGCTTGGCCTCTAAAGCCTCAATTGCATCGTTGGCATTTGCATGTTGGGCGGAATGGGATACAAACTCAACAGAATCAGTAGCTGCTGGATTTAACAGTTGATCTAGTGTTGTAGGGAATGTAGTTGCCATATCTTATATTATACCCCTTGCTTAGTTATAGTTCTTGCGGTTCCAATACTTCTTTTTGTAATACCCATCGGAACCCTTTGAGTGGCTTTTAATGTCAACTGTATAACGAGCTTCAAGTATTTTACTAATCTTCATGGCCCAAGAATCTCTTTTGTATGGGAGTAGTTGAGCTATTGGAGTTCCTTTTGGAATAACACCTTCAAAATCTTCTTTTAAAAAAAACGGGATATTGCCAGATGGAACCCAGCCATCGCTGTCAATAACTCCCGACAGCGTTGTAAATGGCAAATCAAGTCTATTAAAGGGATGTGTTACAAGTACAGAATATCCTCTCGGAACTTTCCATCCCCACTTTCCGCTCCAAACAAAATGATTTTGCATATGCCCTGGTGGTCTTGGTATAGTAGATCCACTTGAACCTTTTCTTTCATTTACTAGTCTGCTAAAAATTTGATTATCTTTAAGAGCATGGTTATGCGAAGTTCTTTTTTTATTAGGCTCAAATGATCCATCTTGTTTTATTTTGCCATCTTCAATAACAACAAAGCCATCTTCTCTTGATATCTTTAAATCATCGATAGTCGTTAAGGCGTAGCCAGTCAGCATTACATCCAGAAATGGTACACATGTTTTTAATCCTGCAGACTTTTTATCATCATAGGTTTCTCCATCTTTATACCATTGAGGTATGTGATTTTTCATAGGAGAAGGTTCAAGCATGTCTACCATGTCTGGATAGGCCACAAACTTAATTTTTTTCATTTATGCCCCTAAGCTGGTGGTGTAAATGTTGTTCCGTCGTATGCCCAGTCTTGGCCTATTGCAACTTGTGAAATAAGCTCGCCTTCTACACGATCTGGAAATGTTATATCTGTAATGTCAACAATTGTTGGATTGCTCAAGATAATAGCCCACATTCTTTCGTCTGTAGCCAGGGTCTGAACAACTTTGCCATCAATAACATATGCTAACTTTTTAATATTCTCTGCTGGCACTGCAACAGGAACATCTTGTGTGGCTAACCACTCTTCATATACTGTCATATTTTTTCCTCCTCTATTTTTGTTTGTCCCCATTTTCCAATAGGGCACTCTGCATTTGGTAGCTTTGTTTTTGCCGTCATAAGGCAACCACATTTTTTGCATTGGCTAGTAGTTTTTATAAAAAAAGTACAACCTTTACAAATCTCAAGTCTTTGATCTGCCGTTAAAGTATCTACACGGCCTATTTTTTTATTATACAGATCCCAGGGCCTGGCTGGTCTTTCAAACGGATCAGCCATTTTTGTTCCATTCTTCTAGTGGTATTGGATCTATTTCTTTGATTTCAAAAAAATCTTTTTCGTCTTCGTTGTATATCCAATTTTTTGAATTTAAGTCTAATTTATTTTTTTGCTCATGATTAATTTCAATAAAAATTGGTCCCATTTTAAGCAAATTACCAAACTTTGGGTTTGTTGTCATAATGTCTTCCACTATCAT